CAAACTAGCAAGGTCTCCCCTTACAGGTCTTGTTGGTGGGAAAGTTCCGATGTAGTTTTCGATTGTCCGCGTAAGATCTCTGGTGCTAATCTTCCGATTTTTTATCCACTCCGGCGAGGAATCACTCAAACCGCATATTGTCATTAAAGACTGACCAAGAGCCTCGTGAAATTCAGCAAAATCCCCGCCCCCTTGCTCGATCAAAGAATTTCGAGCGTTCCTTATATCATCATGCGCTTTGGAGACAGATGACAGTCCGGCTTGGTAGTCCTCAGGAGTTACGGATTCCGGTCTGCCTAAAAGTCTGTTCTCCAGAAACTGTAACGGAGCAGGAGCTCCATTAGTACCCCCTCTACCAGCCACTATAGTACCATCGGATTTTATAGATTGTATTCTATTACCATCGTGGTAGTTATTAAATACGGACCTTCCCACGTACTCCTTTACTTTATCTGGATCAGCTCCAAATTCCTCTATGGAGGACAGAAGCTGATTCATCTGAGGTGCATTAAGATCCGCGATTTTTGTGGTGGGATCTGTTATGGAGTTTACGCTGTCAGCGAACCTGTTAAAATCATCGGCGGATGGTCTAAGATTCTCTGGTAATGACTCAGAATTTTTCTGTATTAACCTGAAGAATTCGGGGCTTGAGAGCGAAGAAAGAGAGCCCATCAGGGGATTAGAACTATCGCTCAGAGAGTCGTGTATTCCTCTTTGCTGAAGCGCTTTGAGCCTTGTCTGTAAGAATTCGCCGCTAGGATCGGCAAGATTCTTCTGCACTTCTTTTGCTCTCCTAGAAGCTTGGTCTACAAAAGTTGGCAGTGGCAAACTAGATCTAGGCTCGTTAACCCTCTTAAGTAGCATTACAAAATTAGACGCTGTGTCTTTGCCTCCTGACGATAAGTCCTGCACGTGCTCCACTTGAAATTCTCCAGGGGATCTTTGCATACCCGACAAGGAATAGCCGTCCCTTCCACCCTGTTTGGCCCACATAAATAAAGCCAGCCTCCCGCGTAGATCTGTTGGGTTTTTGCTCTGTCCGTCTGGCGATAAAGGATCGTAGTACTTATCTGGAGATCCGCTCTTTTTCAGCGCTGTTTGAGCCCCGGTTGGAAGGAGGTGAAAAGCAAGATCTATCTCCCCAGGAGACATATCCGCCCAGGATGAAGAGTCGTCAAAATCGGCTCCTACGGAAAAAGCTTTCACTCTCAGGTCCGATGGAGACGTGCCCGAATCGGTCATATCTGCTCTGTGCTGGATATGCTCTGCCTCAAAAAACCCTAACCCTTCGGATAGGGAATGAACAGGAGATGTTTTCCAGTTGCCGTCAGGACCTAAGTGAGAGTTAAGTCCTTCAAGCAAAGACTGAAATTTCTTTACTCTTTCGGGATTATTCACGTCAAGACCGGCTTGCTGAAGAACCTCGCGAGGTGTTACAAACGTTTTCTTTTTAATCTCTATCTGCTGATCAAGATCAAAGTCTTTTAGCAGAGCAGTCATTACCTTATTACCAAAGCCTCCTTTACCCGATAATCTGGACAAAGCCTCATCATTAGAGGACTGTTTGGAATAATGCTCGTCTATCTGTTTAAACGCTACTTGGCCTGATCTGAACGTGGGATCTGTTGCTGGAATGGAGCTGAGATCTTTTACTCTTGATATAGACTGAGAAGTTGACTGATCTATCGCGTAAGGGTCTTGGGAAGTGCTTTGCTCCTGAGATTTTTCAGGAGGAGGTTCTTGCTGTTTCTGCGAAACTTCTTCTTTGGGCTGTTGTGGTGGTTGGGGTTTAGGAGCCGGAGCTGGTGTCGGAGGTGACACCGATTTTCCTTCCTGCTTAGGCGCGGGTTTAGGCCGAGGCTTCTCTTCGCTTTTAGGCGCGGGTCTTTTACCCTGTTGTTCCTGGGTACCTAGCTTTTTCTGAAGGTCCTTCTTTGCCGATTGATCGATATGGTACCAGGACTTTGTAGACGGATTGAATTTAACGGGTCTGCCACCCTCATCTGTCCACTGCTGAACCCCCGCAGGCTTGCCGGGAGCGAGTTTAACGGCAAAATCTACGCTCTCACTAAATCCCACTACATCACGGCCTTCGAGCGCGGGCATTGTCGCCTCACCGTCAAGGAGCCTGTCCGCTACCCACTCATCCTTACTAGCTACGCCCCAATCCTCGGGCTTATCAACCTGGTCCAGCATGCGTACTAACGCCTAATCAGTAGTCTTTAAACCTAAGAGTTTCAGTCTAAGGTCCTTTGAATAAGAATTTTGCTATGACTACCTACTCCCACGGACACATCATCCCTCTAGTCGGGGGAAGCGCTGTAGGAACAACTATGGCCCTGAACTGCGATCCCGAGTGGATAGCGTCGTGGAGCGATAGTTTTGGCGCCAACGACCAGTACTGCCTGAAGTACTTTGACAAGACCCCCTTCCACAATCTAGACGAGGGCAACTACCCCACCAAGTACGTAGACATCGTAACGTGCCTGCCGCCATGCGCCGGCCTCTCCATGGCCAACACCACCTCCGGTGACAAGGCGAACAACCCACGTGGTTGCTCGGCGCCCAGCAACATGCACATGTACAACGGCGCGGAGTTCGCCATGACGAAGATCAAGCCTAAGGCCATGATGGTGGAGAACGCTCCGGCACTCTACTCCAAGATGGGAGAGGAGTTTGCCGAGCGGATCAACTCCCTGGCGCGGTCCCACGGCTACTCGATGAGTCTGATTAAGACCACCTCGATTAATCATAGTGTGCCGCAGGAACGGACCCGCTCATTCTTCTTTCTGTGGCAGGGCAGTAAGGTCCCTCTACTAGCCCCTATCAAGCGGGACTTCAAGCCCTTCCACAAGTTCCTGAAGGAGGGTCAGTTCGCTTCGTCGGAGCTCGTGAGCACGAAGGGAACGCCTAGTTCCGATCCGCTGTGGCAGTTCATCGAGAACAAGTACGGTGGCTGCACCAAGCAGGACATCCTGTCCAAAGTAGCGGCCACGCGTATGACATCGACCTGGAACGTTATCTACGAGTCGGGTTGGCTGGAGGAGGCCGCTCGTGTGGTGAAGGACGAGCGCACCAATCGCTGGCTCAATTACACACTCGAGAAGAAGAAGGCCGGTAAGAATATTATGGACGGGAGCATGAAGCTCGCCTGGTTCAGGACGCAGTCGCTGATGTGGAAGTCACTTCCCCATCTCATGCACCCCTACGAGGACCGCTGGTTGACTGTGGCCGAGGGCTTGGGGCTGATGGGTTTCCCGAGCGATTACGCGGCGAAAGTCTCCATCCCCACCAAGCATAGTAACGTAATCTGCCAGAACGTTCCCGCGTGCACGGCGAAGGACTGGGTGGAAGAGATTGTCTCCGCTCTGAACGGAGAGCGAGAGTGGGTGGAGGCTCCTAATGGCGCGATCCTACGCCAGAACAACACCACCTCCAAGAACACCATGGAGCCGATCTGGGCGCTCTAAGCGCCTAGTAGATCAGCTTATTCCTGATCTGCATCATCCCGCCCAGGAGCTCCTGGGCTTCACTACCATCCGGCTCGTGGAAGATTATCTCGGCGGTACTGGCCACAAACTCCTCTGGGGTCTGTGGTCTTTCCATGTATGCCTTCTCGTAGAGTTCGATGGCCTGGTCCACAGTGGCCTCTACACGCGCCTCTATGACCTCGTCGGTCTGGGTAAAAGTCTTCTCAAGAGCGGCGGTGGGAACCCACTTTCTCTGGATGAAGTCGACGAGCGCTAGGAGTTCCTTGCGGGTGAGTTTATCGTCCTCGACTGACTTTACGAGCATCGAGATGATCAGGCGCGCGTCCGACTCCGAGTACTGCTTACTCCCAGCACTTCTCAGCCAGAAGATATCCAGCTCGTCAAAGACCAGCCTGAGGTTCCTTCCACCGAACTTACCGACCACCTTGCGGTTGATAAAGTCCAGCAGCGGATCCATGACGGTCTCTATAAATCCCCAGATAAACGCCGCGGAGATAATCGTCGATTTTTCCGATGGCTTTTTCTTTCCGAATGAGAAGTAAAAGTTCATGAGTGGTTCTTAGCAGTAGTTGTATTGCTGCCACTCAGGATCTTGGGCCTGCGTAACAGCGAACAGGATCTTGTTGGCGGGGGCACCAGGCTTGCGAAGAAGCCTCATGCCCGTGCTCTCCAGAAGTTTATCGCCCTTAAAGGTGTTGCACTTGCTACAGGCGATCACCATGTTGTCCCAGGTATCAAGACCACCTCTGCTTCTAGGAATAACGTGGTCGATGGTAAGTTTCCTCGTCGAACCGCAGTACTGGCACTTGCTCTGATCCCTCGCATATATCATCGCCCTCGACGGCTTCGAGATGCGCATTTTGGAGAGGGGCAACCTCACAAACTCCACGAGCCTTATAACTTTTTCGGAGATGATCGCCGCTTTCTCCTTGAGCAGGAGGACGATAGCCCTCTTCCACGACGTGATGTGAATCGGCTCGTACGATGCGTTAAGCACCAGTACTTGGGCGTTAACTTTTATCCGGGTTGCGTTTGCCTGTGCCATCGCAGATACCACATTCCTGTACTTCGTTAGGTTCTACGTACCCGTCTGGGGACGTGTGCTGGACGATTAGAAAGCCTCGTCCGGTGCAGTTTTCGCATCTGCTTTCCTCGTCTATACTATAGACGAGTCGCTGTTTAGGGGCTTTAGCCATCACTGAATGAGGCCGACTCGCACTGGCCGGAGAGTTCCTCGGAGGGAGAGGCGGCGACCACGGCAGTGCCATTGACGTTGTGGTCTGGACGGACCTGATTATAAGCCTGCTTTTCTGCGGCGATTTTAGCGAACTCCTCACCGGTCACTCCTCCGTATGCGAGGATGGCCCGGTGGAAAAGGAGGATATCGTACATCTCAGCGATGAACTCCTTACGAAGATCGGAATCGTCCATAAAGCTACGCTCTCGATTCTTCCAGCTCCGTCGCGGAACATACACCCGAGCCTCGATCATCTCCTCGGTCATGTGACCGAACATCTCGATCATCTTCTGGTAACGGAAAGAGAGGCCATCGGCGTGACTAGCGAGACCAAGCTCCGCCATCTTGTCGATTGCAAGCAGGTCATTAGGACCCAACTCGTTGACTTTAGAGGAGTACTTTTGTTGAGCGTCAAACCCGGCATTGACAAACTGCACGTAGTCGAAGGAGGTGGTCATGGGGCTCTTGTTAAGTAAAGTTTGAATCTATTCTATCATGGATAAGCGCTGTATGTCAACCTTCGCAGGCCGCGCATTCCCCGTAAGTTTTCTCACCACTCCCAAGCATTTCGGAGAGGTGCTTATACCCCCCGACATAGCGGTCATTAAGCCAGATCTGGGGCACTGTCTTCCACTCCCACTCGGAGTCGGGAACGTCTGCCCTATCCACCTCGTTGATTGTCCAACCCTGGCTGCGAAGCAACGACTTGGCCATGGAGCAGTAGGGGCAGTCCGTCTTAGTGACGATTTTGGCCACTTTCTGCTGCCCTGGCTTTTTCTTCTTGACGAGGAGGGACTGGCTCTTGAGATAGTAGAGGGACTTCAGGCCCGCTTTCCAAGCGCTTAAGTGAAGCTTGAACAGGTACTCCGGTGTGCTTTCAGGATCTGGAAAGAGGTTGATTGACTGGCCCTGGCAGACAAACTTCTGGCGGTCCGATGCCTGGCGGATGATCTCGAACTGGTCAATCTCCCGGGCCGTCTTGAACACCTCCTTGGAGTAGTCGTCGAGAAAGTCGAGATGCTGTACCGATCCCCTGAACTCGAGGATCGACTCCCACGTCTCGTCGGTATTACGGCCGATGCGGTCGAGATGCTCTACCAGGTACCTGTTCTTGCGAACAAATGTCCCCTTGGCCTGCTTGGCAACGTAGTAGTTGGCGTCGATGGGCTCGATGCCTTCGCTCCCAGCTCCGCAGATGACTGAGTTGGATTTGGTGGGGGCGATGGCCATGAGGTGCGTGTGGCGTAGGCCGGTGCCCTGGCACCACTCAGGCTCACCGTAGGTGGCGGCCATGTCACGGGAGGCCTTTAGTGCCTTCTCCTTGATAAATCTGTGAGTCTCGGTGTTCAGCGCTCTGGCGCCATCCGAGGCGAACGGGAGGTGCTTGGACTGGTAGAGAGCATGCTCGCCCATTGTGCCCAGGCCTAGAGCCCTGGATTTGCGTGCGAATCTCACCGCTCTTCCCATGGAGGTGATACGCTCGGCCTTGTGGCAGAACTCCTCCACCACCGCGTCTAGGAGGTACACGGCCAGCTCGGGAGCCGATTTGCCCGTGGCGGGTCCTGTCCAGTCCTTCCACTCATCCCAGCGGGACAGATTGAGAGATGAGAGAACGCAGACGAAAGTATGGTTCTCGTCGGTGTGAAGGAAGATCTCGGAGCAGAGATTGCTTAGCTTGACACTCAGCCCGCGCTGAACGTAGCAATCCGGATTGGCGCGGTTGGCGTTGTCGATGAAGATGATGTACGGAGACCCTGACACGAGCCTCATCTTGAGCACCTCGCCGAAGATCTTTTTCTTCTCCAGGTCACCGGCGAGCATACTCTCCACCCACTCATCAGCCACCGTAACGGCGATATTGCTGTCGATGAAGCCTCTGGGATCGCCCTGTGAGTGGTCCTTGGAGCGTAGGATCTCCAGAAGATCTGGGTGGTCGATTGGGATGTACAGGGCAAAACTGCCGCGTCTCACACCACCCTGGGAGACTACGGAGGCGCACTGGTCAAACTGCCTCATCCAAGGCACCACCCCGGTGCTCTTACCACCAGACGAGATGGGAGCACCGGCGGGGCGAATGTCCCCGAAGTAGGTGCCAACACCTCCGCCGTACTGCGAGAGAGCGGCGGACTCCTTCAGGTGGGAGTAGATGGAGGGTACGGAATCCGAGATATGGTTTGAGTAGCACGAGATCGGAAGGCCACGTGACGTGCCGAAGTTACTGGCCACGGGAGTGGCGAGTCCTAGGAACCCTCTCCACAGCATCTCGAAGATATCCGGCGAGAGCTCGGGATAGTTGAGAAGTTTGGCCGCTTGATTGGCCACTCTCTCGTACATTCCTCTGGGAGTCTCTCCCTGATACAGGTAGCCTTTCGAGAGGGTTTTGATGGCTTCCTTGGACATCCACTCAGGGACTTGTAGCTCGGACATAGTAGCGGATTCCTAGTAATCTATTATATCAAAAATGACTGTGTAGCTTGGTTAGTTGGTAACAGTTATTATACCAACCAACTAACTACTTGTTTTTCTTGGGTTTGATCAGGCCATCGTCGTGAGCCTGCTGCACGTTCTGGGACCTTGTACCCCACTTCAGATTAGAGATGGAGTTGTTGGTTCCGTCGTTGTCCTTGTGGAGGATTACGATATGCTCTCCCTGGGGCTTTGGAGGGCCGAATAATTCCATCACCATCTGGTGGAGAGGCGGTTCTTCGCGTTTGCCATCCCAGGTCAGGTTCATTCTCTGGTGCTTACGATCATCATCGCGAGGCTTGCGGTTCTCGGTGTCGCCCTTACGGCGCACCTGGCCCGTACTACTCACCTCGTAGGGGGAGTCCTTCCACTGCTTCCAGCGCGGACCCGAGTCGGAGTAGTCACGTCCTCCCTGATCCCGGCCTTTAACCCTCCAGCCATCGGGCTTTGTGAAGTCATTCATGCCAGCGTTCCACGAAATCGTCGAATCCGCCGGGTCCACCGCAGGGCCTTGAGAACCGGTCGGTGGGTGGGACGCTCTTTCTCTTTCTCGCCCTGCTCATATACAGGTCGGCTCTGACGTCTGTGATCAAGCACGTGGTGCCGTGATCAGCGATCATAAGCTGCTCGTTTCTGTCAGGGTTGGGTTTGATTGCCATGAGATTTTCTTTCTTCTCTGTTCTTGTTAATCAGGTAAAAGTCCTCGGCCGTTTCGCCGTCTTCGAAGATTTTTGCGCCATTGGGGGTATTCACCACCCATTTTCCGTGTCCCAGTCTTAAAGGCTCGGAGATAGACATAAACCCTCGGTGGTGTTAGGTGTATGAGAGACAGGACTCCAGATCGAGTGAAGTAAGATCGACACTCATGTAATCCTGAGTGGGCTTTGCAACGTAATTGTCGCCGGATTTGCTCTGGGCAAAGAAATCCGAACTGCTCGCTCCTCTAATCATCGGATCGAACCAGGCGCTGACAGACTTGGCTTTTGAAATTTCCTCGGTGGAGAGATGGAATATCTGCTCTAGCCCGAGAGTAAGTAGCCGTTCGTTGGCGCGGTTGGTTATGTAAGCTTTCAACTCGTCCGCAACAATCGAGGAGATACTCGCGGAGTTAAAGATGTGGTCGATGAAAGCGAACTCCTTACCCACCACAAGGTGGAAGCCCTCGTAGATCGACTGCTCCTCGGATTTAGTAAGCCCCGTCTCGTCAACCAACCGGCGGAAGAGCGCGCACCCGGCCTCCGAGTGAGTCTGCTCGTCGATAGCGGACCACGAGATGATCTGCGCGAGGCCCTTATAACGGCCATCCTTGTTGAAGCTCAGTAGCACGGCGAAGGAGCTGAACAACGACACGCCCTCACCAGCGCCCGAGAACACGGCCAGTGACACCTTATCCTCGTACTCCTGGAAGAAGGAATCGATCTTGGAGCAGGCGATAGGATCGTTGATGAACTCCTCGTACTCCTTAAGCCCTAGGACGTCATTGAGGTAGGAGTACGCCGCGGCGTGGATGGTCTCAAAGAACGAGAACGCGCGGGCCATGGCTTGGATCTCCGGCTTGGGGAAAATCCGGCAAACCTCGTTCCCCCAGTAACAGCCGATGCCGAGCTCAGCACTCACAAAGCCCTTTAGAATCCCGGCTATAACCGCTCTTTCGTCGGGTGTTGAGTTAAACTGCCAGTCTCTCAGATCTCCCTCCATAGCCACCTCCTGGTGCCTCCAAACTGACGCCACGGTGTTCTCGTAGTAGTCGTAGAACTCGGGGAAATCGAACCCCGTGTCCTTCTTAAAGACCATCCTGTTGTGCTCTAGAATGCTGCTCATCTGTTCTCGTATACGGTGAGTTGGTGTTTGTTACAGTCAAATACGCCTAGGGTTCCGTCGGTGGCATTGCCACCAGGATCGTTGACTACGCAGTTAGGTTCTGTTATTACTTGGGCCCAGTGGCCGGAGCACAGGACGTCCGACCCCGTGGCTCCCCAGCGTTGGGGGTTACGCCAGAACCCTGTGCGCTTTGTGATCTGCCGACCCTGCCACAGCCACGTGGATTTGCGGCCACGGAGAGTGAGATCGACCTCCTCCGGAGACAGTCCTCCTTCGGAGTATTTCGCCTCGATATCCTTCTGGTAGAAGGCGTGCGCGATTTTATAGGTTTTTCCGTTCTCGGAAGTATAAGTGTATGTAAGAGGCCTCGAATCCAACCACAGGATCATCTCGTCCCGAGTAGGTTCGTCCAAAGTCCCGAGTTCTGCTATGGTATCCTTAAATCCCACTATGCCCTTGCGGACATTTCTACGTTCCAGGTACATGTCAGTGAGGTTCTGGGCATGGTTGGAGTGGAGGAGGGTGGCGTAACCCTCATCGCAGAGCTGGCGAACCAGCTTGTATACCTTAAGAAAGGAGCACTTCGGCCTGTACAGTTTATCCCGGCAATCTGACAAATCTCCTAGAAAGACTAGGTGGGCTCCGGAGCTTATCGCTCCCGAGAGCTTGTCCACGAGCCGGTCGAGGGCATCGTCTCTGGAGTGGATGTCGGAGATCAGCAGGACGTTCTGCACTTGGGCTCGTATTGGGTTCTCTTATTCTACCATGAGTTGGTTCCACCGGTCGAAGACCGTGGCCACATCTAGTGCCGGCTAGCTGTGGACTTGGAGATCTCCGACTCGGGGTAGGTGTAGTGCATCTGATCGGAGATCGAATCCGCCAGAGTGGCATTGAGAACCTTGTACGCCAGCTCCAGCGCCTCGGAGCGCGTGCGCTTCTTCGGACTGCGGTACTCTTCCGCGGAGCTCTTCACCTTGGGAACAACGGAGTAGAAAGTCTCCTCGTCGGGGTTCATGACAAGGTAGTAGGCTCTGCGGTGCTGGACGCCCTGCTCCACCACCACCTCGCCGGGAGCGACGTGAAGCTGACCTATGTCATAGGCGGGTTTGCCCTCGGGGTTCATGTCCGCGTTGTGGGGGCCTTGGTAGGAGGCGGGTTCTCCACCACCCACCTTAGCCGCGCCGAACTCCCCCTCGGGATCAACGTACTTGGAGTGCATGTCGTCCTCGCCGGATTGGGGGCCGGGTTTGACCAACTCCAGGTTCTTTTTGGTCTTCCCCGTGTCGGCACCGGGCTCGGCGTAATTCACCTTGCTCCAGCCCTCGGGGATCCGTAGTTCTTGGTCCATGCGATAAACAGTACTGTACTAGGTCTTTAAACCCGGTAGCCGTGTAGTCAAGACAAAAAAAAGCCCCTCTTTACGAGGAGCCTTTATAGCGGTTAGAAGACCGAGTTCAGGACTCAGAAATCCAGATTGAGGTCTTCGTCGGATGACTCCTGGCGTGACAGGAGCAGCGTGGAGCGGATCCGAATCTTGCCAGCATCGAGCTCCTCCTTCGAGCGGAGGGTCAGAGTCGCGGGCTTCTCGCGGGTGATCTCCGGCTTAGTGGAGAGCAGAGGGCGGATGGAGCTGTGAGCCCATGCCCCGGCAACCTGCCCTTCCTCAGGGAAGTTGTTGATCATGATGCGGTACGTCAGACCGTACGAAGTCTTACATGGGTAGTAATTGATCACTTCGTAGGGGACCTGAACCTCCAGGTCACGGAAGTCGACTTCGCTATCGGCATCGATACGTGGGCCACCGGATCCAGTGCCCTTGGCGGCAACCTTCTGCACGAGGGCGATCACGTCGTCGGGCTTCTTCTTCAGAAGCGCGTTGAGGGCTTTGGGTTCGGTAGGATTCTCCCAGTCGGTGAAGCGAACCGCTACGGGAAGGACGAGTTGGCCATCCTCGACGTCAACGCTGATGAACAGAGCGGGATCTTCGCCGCGTCCTGAGAAGTTATAGGAGCCGAATTCTGCCTCGATCTCGGTACCATCGGCCTTGGTGAAGCCACCCTTCACCGTGGTCAGAGGGATGTAGCGAGGGCCCCACTGGATGTAGAGCTGATTGTCGGAGGTTCCTTCGACACCCTCAGCGCCGGCCTTAAGCACCGGGCCAAAGAGACGGAAGTAGACGCCGTCGCGCGACTTGATGAGGAAGGTGTTCTCGTCGAGAGGAAGCTCCTCGTCGGTGAGGAACTGGAAGATGCTGTTGAGGTCCTTACGCAGAGCCTTAGGAAGGTTGGCGTTGGGGAGCGAGGTGTACTCCGAGGTGTATTCCCGGCCAGCGAGCGGAGCGAGCTGTGCAGCGTTGGTGCTCAGGTCGATGGTCGTAACGGAAAATGTAGCTGCGGTCATGTGTTTCTCTCTTGGGTTGGTGTCTCTTTGGAGCAGGGGGTTTCTTCCCGTCTCTCTTAGTATTATACCACAAACGGGTCCAAATCGGCCGGGTGGTATGTCAGTCTTTAAACTGGTTTAAGCCAACTAGGTAGGTCTGGGCCTCGAGGCGGATCGAGTAGAGCTGGCCGGAGAACGGATTGAGCGGGCAGAGCGGCGGTACATAGAGCAGCAGGGTGTTTCCCCACCACACCTGGCGCTCGAACGGGCACTTTGAGGGGATGGAATCCACCCACTTGCGAGCTAGGCCCTCCGTCCATTCCTGCGGCTCCAGCCACGGCGCGGAGAAGGACGGAAGCAGGTCCACCATCCTCCCCCACCAACGCGGCGCTCTAGCCCTCTTGCCGGAGGCAGATCTGGAGAAGTTGAGCATGCGGATCAGATCTTGGCAATCACTATCATACCATGAGCGGGGTGCTCATTTATGGTATTACCGCCAGACTGCTGGTAAAGATAGTAGATGTTATGTAATCCGCTGGGTAGCGAACGTGCCCATTGAGAACCTACAGTCTGATTATTCCCCTGAGTCTCTCCGTAAAAAGCATCTTCGGGAGGCGTAAGTGCATTAATGCCTGGAGCAACGTAAGCAATTGCTCCTCCCGTAGTGTTACTGTAGATGTCTAGAAAAGCCGTAACGAGGGTATTATTTGCTTGAACCAAACTAACTCTAGGGGCTGTAGCGTAACCAGCAGGAGTAGACCATGTGCTTGTAGTGGCGTTCCAAGAATTTGCAAAGAAATAAACTGCGCGAGTGTCGTAGATATTGTATAGGTTTGCCAGGTACAGTTTAGGGAAACTTGTAGCTTGAGCCGTTCCAATTAACCCACCAAGATCAATGGCGGAGTTACCAGCGGTGGTGGTGCGAACAATTCCCACGAATCTCCTGGTCTTGTCTCCATTCTTGCATTGGATGCCATCATGGAGGGTTCTTGCAGGAGCCGATTGACCCGATCCCCACGCAACGTACTCTACAGTTAGTACCGGAGCGTTTATTGTTCCGCTGTTGTACAGGTAGATATCGTACTGGGTATCCGCGGTTAAAGGAGCCCCATCACTCAACCCCGTGCTTGTCAGGTACCGTGTCTGAACACCGTCGAACTTAAGAATATACCACCGACTCTTACTAGGAGTAACAAGATCATCGTTATATAGAGCGATCTCGTTTCCGTTGTACGGGTGGATGTAGAGCGCAGTGCCACTCTGGTTAGTGTCGGGCACTGCCGAAGTTGCGCTGAGGCTCAGTCTCAGGTTCGCCACTCCCTTGATAGAGTCTCCTAACGCCCTGATGAGAGTCGCCGGGGTGACCGCCAGGTCGTCGCGCACGAAGTCCCTTACCTCGGCCTCAGTAGCGATCTCGATGATCCCTTTCTGGTCCGCGGAGGCTTCTTTTGCCGTGATTATGAACTGGGTAATGTTATCAGCAACGGTGTTTGGATCACCACCTGGCAGTTCAACCGCCGCGGATGTTACTGTGATTCCAGTACCAGCGGAGATGGTATTATCGAATCTAGCATTAAGTTCCTTAGCTAGTCCAAGTGCAGTTACAACAGTTCTCTCCGATATGCCCTGATTTCCGCCTCCCAGCGCTCCTCTGATGACCGAGTCGTCGGCTAGTTGGACTAAGCCCGCCTTAGATGTGGAGGAGTAGACTTCGGGAAGTGGAGTCTGACTTGCCGTAATAGGTCCGGTTGTTGTGTTAAAGGACGTGCTTGAGTCGAAGTAGATATTAGTATCATTTCCAAAGTACATTCCAGCTCCGTCGTTTAGAGCCAGGCTGGACTTAACAACTACGCTATTGAAGATCTGGTTCGTTACCGAGCCGGGCTCGTTGTCCGCCTCGAGCGGGATGGCAAACTGCTCTCCGGTTCTCAGATCGAAGACCGTCGTACCGATGTAGAAACTGCCCTCCTCGTTCATGCCGGTAGCGTAGACCTTGCCTCCCTGCTCCTCCACGATAATCTTGCCAAGAGCAAAGTCCTGCTCCAGTGGCTCTCCCTGGAAAGTCGGGAAGGCGGTATCGTAGTTAAGGTACCCGGTCCACTCCCAGGTGTGGCCAGAGGCACGGATGATAGACGGTCTGCGTAGACCGATCAGGATGCCGGTAGTGGCCGATGTGGACCGGACTTTAAGCTGAATGGGGTCGGCGGAAGGCTCAATGCTCTTGTTTAGAAAGACTCCAGGACGAGCCGCCATCGCGACCAGCGCTTCTCTTGTGATAGAGTTGATCGGATCGGCAGTTAGCTCGGGTTCGTCGGAGTCGAGTTTAGGGTACAGGTCCCCGCTAGCCACTTTACGTGCCTGGGTTCCCTGCGTAAGATAAGCTACAAACTTACCATCAGAATTTCCCTTCTCCGCGATTCTCTTCCTGTAGGCGACTGGATCGAAGACCTCGTCGTAGTCTCTGATCTGCGAGATGGTGAGAGGATCGTCCTGAAGCACCGAGCTTCCATTCAGTGGGTAACCAGTTACGCCAAACTGCTTCTCCAGAATATAAAAGTTCTGAGGTCTTCTCATTCCCAGGTCTCTGGAGAATCCCTCGATTACGATTCTGTACACGCGCTCGTCGGACTTTCTCCGGTCTATTCCACGGATAGTTGTCAGAGACGCGCGCTGGAACATGAAGTCCAGAGTCTTGTAGAAAACCTGGCTTCCGACGGGCTGGGACAGGATCTTGTAACGGAAAGCGTAATCGATTTTCTTGAGAAGGTACCCGTCTCCGTCGGTGTCTACAGCCTCTTCCACCACGCCGGAAGTTCTCACATTTACGAACCAGCTTCCTTGCTGAGCGTCCCACACGAAGATCTTGGAAGAATCGTCGAGGTACTCAAAGCCAGGAGATACGGTCGATGTAACAAGTTGAATGTCCCCGGTGTACAGGATCGAATCTCCGTTCTCGTTGAATCCTTTAATAAATAGTCTCTTTCTATTTATTCTAGAAGTTCCACCAGACAGCTCGTAAGTGCCATCAGCTTTCTTTCTCGTGAACGAGAACTGGCCAAATCCCATCCTTGAAGAAGAAGGAACGTAAGTAGAGGCCGTGAACGGAACGGTTAGGCTGGAGTTTGAGAAGTAGATTCTTATGATGCTTGGTGGTGTGGCGTTGGGGGAATTAGCCACGTACCAGTTCTGGGTCCTTGTGTAGTCAAGTACCAGCCCGGTGTTGATCTCGGTGTCTACTAGGGTTGGATTTACGCCAGCCGCTGGAGATGTGTACGATAGGGGCTTCGGAGGAATCACCTCGATGATCTTAGTTCCGCCGTAAGAAGCGGCGGGAATGCCCTCGTCCTGACTGAAAGATCTCGTCTTGTATCCTACAGAGCGTAGCGAGACATCTCCGAAGTCGGAGCAGGAGTTTGTGATGGAGAGATCGGCTCCGCTCTCTGACACAAAGTGATCCGCGTTGCCAATCACAAAGCAGCTAACGATCTGGATAGTAGCGTTATTGCTTCCCTTGAAGCCAAAGTGGCGGTACTTGAAAGGATCGGGAGGGCAGGGTCGGTACTGCTTTCCGTCACCAGAATTCTTATTGGTGGGAGGGTCGAGGTAGTACGAGCTCGAGTTGAAGCAGGTCGGGTCTGTTTGCAGCGATACCTGGGTGAAGTTCGCGGTCACCATGGACTTGAATCCAGCCACTAGAGATCCGTCCGCGTGCAGGCCGTTTAGGCCGAAGATGGATCTCACCGAGCAGTTAAAGACGTAAGGCGATGAGGACCTGGTGGAGTTGATGTCTGGTAGATCAAAAGCTCTCTGATCGCTCGATCCCTGATCCTTGATTCGAGTGGCGCCAGGGTAAGCTACTGCGGAAATAGCGCGTGAGTCGCCCAGCGGGATCCCGGTCTGGTTCTCTTCGGCGTCGGTCTGACGTAGGTTCTTGGAATCGTAGATGGGAGCCACGATTGTGGTCTCTGCGGAGATCGCCTCGAGGCCTTGCGCTCCCCATCCGTCGTACTGGCCAAAAAGGCTATTGAGTTTGGAGTAGTACGAAGCCTCTACGGAACTACCGGCAATCTCCGCCTGAGAGGCGAAAGTCACCGAGGTTACGGTGTTGTGGCTTCTGTGGATCTGGGGGTTGTCAGTGAAAGTGATGAGGGAGATGTAGCTGCCCCCTGTCACTTTAAATATGGAGGATTTTAGGCGCTGGGACTCCTCCTGTACAGGATTAAGCTCCGGCACGTACATCGGTCTCACCCGAACTTTACGTAGGTCCACGCCATTGACCGAGATACCACGAGGGACGACGAGTCCGCCACCTGTGGGGTTAAGGAGCGAAAGGTTATCGTAGAACAGCTCGTCGTTCTCGGAGAAGCTTCCTCTAACGTACTCCAGAGTCACTTTCCATATAGAGGAGTTAAGACTCTCCTTCTCTATCTTCGCGATATTACCAACACCGCCGCCCTGTGAGTACAGGATGCGGCCCAGGTTGAGCGCAAGTGGAGGTTGGGTTGCGGAAGGGCTAAGTGAATCTACCTGGATCGTGATAGCACGGTCTAGTCTCTCCACAAATAGGACTTTGAATCCTGTCGGAGTACGCTGGATAAGCCCCGAATTCGCCGTGAGGCCCGGAACGCTTCCGGTGCCCGGAGAGTTATCGACGTAGTAATCGCCAGGAGAGAGCTCGATGACCACTCGGTCGTAGCGGTCATTGTACTGCCCGGATCTGCGGCTCTCTCTAACCGCCTCTACCAGCGCCCTCTCGATGGAGCGGAAAGGCTTCGAGTCCGACACTCCACTGTTGGAGATGGAGTCGTCGCCGGTTGCCGGGTCGACGTAGATGATGTTCCGTACCTGTGGGTCGACTGAGGCCCCGACTTTATCGCATCTGGGAGCGTCCTGGACTCTGATCAGACCGCCCTGACCGTCCGCGTACACCGCGACCGTTGGGTAGAACTCCTTATAGCACTTAGAGGACGAGGCCTCGTAGCGGTAGTCTCCGTCGGAGAGGTTAGGATAGATTGCTGGTACCGCCTGCCCGTCGGGGCATTCGGAAGCCAGTCTCTGGCCGATAAACTCGCGCCCTCCGCAGCTCAGGAAAGTACCGAGGACAGGGGAGCAGTCTCCGCCAGGAGTCTCCTCGAACTTCCACTCGGAGGTGGCGGCGTGGTAGAACAGCTCGATGTGGGCGTCTCTGATATTAATGATCCAGTCGTCTACGGAGTTGGAGATCTTAGTGTCTCCACCGGGCCTGATGACGATGGGGAAGCGGTCGAAAGTCCCCGAGATGTCGACGATCGCGATCCGGTCGGAGTCCGTAGGAGCCGAGGGAAGCGATACGATCAGCGAACCGTTGGACGTGTCGGCGATGACTCTCTCCCAGCTCTTGGCAACGTAGGAGTCGTTCTTGATCGCCGTGTTGCGGAGCGTGCGAGGGTAGGTGTTAAGGTTGCCAATGTACAGGCCTGGTCTCAGGTCAACGTACCCGGCACCTACAACGCTGCCGTCAGCATCAGTGTCAAGAGAAGCTCCGTCGGCGCTCAGTACGAGCTTGGCGAGGGGTACGTGAGGCTGCGATACGGAAGGCAACGAGGATCCTATGGAGAGCTCTACGGCTACATCATCCGCAATGTTGTCCCTGGCTCCCTGCTCGTCGATAAAGATATAGTTTGTTTCTGCGCCGCTAAGCAGTTGTACGAACTGCACGCTCCAGGAGATCGGTTGACCGTCGCTTAGTACGATGCTACCCGCTTCCACCCAGACACCGTACACTCCGCTTCCAGGACTTGTCTCAGCAATGGCCGGAGGGCCCCATACTTTCGCCCCAGTGGTTGGGTTGTACGAGTTTAGGACAATGCCGTCGTGGGCGAGGCGGCCAAGCGCCGACTCGTTATCCTCGCGGGGGTCCGCAATCTCCCAGTCCTTGAGACTATCGCGCTGGCCGATCTTCCAGCCACTATGCTCGCCTTCTGTCGGCTCGGCGTAGTAGTCGGAACGTACAGTAGCAGCCGAGAAACTCGAGCCTTTCTGCGTTTCGTTGAGATATTCTTTGGTTACGATCGTTCCGTTCTGGAACTGAATCTTGTCTAGCATGGTGAGAAGCTTTATGTCTCGGAAGTTGAACTAACCCAGAGTAGTCTTCCTACCCACTCTGCGCTGGGCCCGAAAGAGCTCAATTCTACAAGGATCTTTCTTCCTTGGGTTCTGTAGAAATCTATAGGATTATCAGCTTGAAAGTCTAGCTGATCGGATTCTCCTCCCCAGGTGACCACGGAAGTGCCAAACTTCCAACTGGCATCGACTCCCCAGTTTACGGGGTAATCGAAGTAGGTTTGGAAGTTCTGTAGCGGAGTCTGCGTGAACCGGAGAAAGATGCGTTGCTCCCTGTAAAAACCCGGGGGAATATCCAGAGGATTAGTGTTCGCAATAGGCAGATTGTCCGCGGAAGTAACGTCAACATCTAAGTAGTTTGATGTTAGCAGTGACCCCATCGGTGAGTTTTTTACCGCTCCACCGAGCTCGATAGGAGTGCCAATCGAGTCTCCGGACCATATCCTGCCATCCGCAACGTTAACGCAGATTTCGCCTTCGTCGAGATCGCCGATAAATGGCTCCTCTCCGGGCAGCGACGTTGTAATCTGCTGGTGCGTTGCTTCCGCCATTGACAACGAGTAGTGTGTCTGATAACCTTTAACCTACCTTTCGCGGTTTAAATTATAAATAGAGAAGGGCATCTGAGCTTTGAAGACAGGATACGTCACCGACGACTTTAGCACTCTAGGAGGGCTCGCTGCGGTCTCCTACGGCGACCCTGAGTACTTCAGAGAGGTGCAGAATCAGATCTACTCGCAGTCTCCAACTAAGTTCCTAAACACGCAGAGGCCCTCGGATATCTTCGAGAGCTTCTTTGGAACTAAGGAGCGCTTCATGGGGATCGTGCTCAGCGCCCTAGAGGCGCAGTACTCCGACGATGTCGATTTTGCCAACTACATCGATATCAACCTAGGAGCGGACTGGAGGGCGGGGATCATCCCCAGCCTGCAGAGAAACTTCTTCGGAGCACTGGATTCTGTGGAGAAGTACAGACTGTCTCTATCGGACTATGTTGGCCTAGCGGTAAGAAGCACTCTGCCGAACCTCGCCGACTCCGGTAAAATCACTGGGGCGATCACGTCCATGATCTCCGAGGAGCCAGGGGTGGGTACTGATTCCCACCTCATTGCCCAGATAGCCTCTAACAATCCGCAGACCAAGATATCAGTTCCTCCATCGGGTGCCAGGATAGACCTGGAGAGCTCGGTGGATCTGGGAGCCGATTACAGAGGGGTGGACTTCTCAAGCGGGTACATCTCCCCAAGGGACTACTGGAACGACATTGCGTTCCCCGGCCTGACGAGTACATCTATGCCAACGGACCTCATAAACTCGGTAAGCGGCGGGTACGTAGGGTACCTGTCATCCGCTCCTCTCGAAGCGCTCTACAACCCCCTCGGCGCTCTCTCGGTCTCCGAGGTCTCCACGGGTAATGGCTCCGTACCGGCATCGTCGATACTGAACGAGTTCCCAGACAACCTCCAAGCCGACAGGGATGTGTACGCCATCTCACTGATGGGGGAGAAGTTCAACGGTTTCACGACCTTCGACCCCGCAACAATGTCCAACGGTGATCTGATAGACACGTCGTTAGTACCTACTTTTGAGACGGATAACAAGGATCCTCAGGGAGGACTTAATCCAGCAGCTCGTAACTTTACCACCGCTTTCTAATGGCTAACATCTACGGTCCGATACTACCACTGCAGCTTGACAGCCGCAACACGGAGGCGTTGGTCAGGGCACTACAGGCCAGAATCTTTCTGGAGTCTGGAGGAGAGCTTAATGACTTCACTCCAGCCTCGCCGCTATCCGCCATAACAGAGGGCCAGGCATTTGCCCAGGCCGAGCTCCTATACTACCTGAACAACCTTCCCGAGGCATTCAGCCTTCAGTGGCTGAGACAACTTGGAGTGCAGAGAAAGGTTGGGAGCCGAGCTCTCGCCGACGTTACCTTCTACAAAGTCCCCGGCTACCAGAGAGTCCTGATAATTCCAAAAGGCACGAAACTCATCGCCAACGGCAATCAGGTGTTCGTCACTCTGTCCGAGGTAAGGATCCCCGAGGCGGAATTTTCCGGTACGGTATCGTGCCAGTCTGAGAGATGGGGAAGCGCGTACAACGTTAACACGGGCGAGATCAATAAGATCGAGAGGAACTTTGCCGGGTTGGAATTCCTGAGTAACGAGCAGCCAGCGGTCGGAGGTACTGATACGGAGTCCGTCTCAGGGATGAAGAGCAGAGCTTTCGAGGTTCTTAGCAGGAGAAACCTGACAACCTCGGTGGACTTTGAGAACGAGGTTCGGACCCTTGTCCCCGAGACTAGCATCGTAAAAGTACTAACTTACGAGGAGAGATTCGGTCTAAGCGAGCTGCTCTCCGGAAACGTGGTTATCTGCGTCGGAGACGATAACGGCAATGAACTCAGCTCCTCGAACCTATCGTATCTCATAGACTCTATGAGACCTAGGGTGACTCTCGGCACCAACATCTCGTTCCTTTCGCCGGAGATAATCCCAGTCGACTTGGTTGTGGACGTACTCTACGATCCAGAGGCGATAGGCGTGGGCTCGGATTTCCTAGCCTCTCAGGTGCTGGAAGCTATGCGAAACTACATCGACCCACGCTCCCTCGCTTTAGGCGCCGACCTCGAGTACCAAGAGCTGGTCAGGCGTCTATACGACTTTGACTTTGTCAAGTCGGTGAATAACGTAACCGCTCGTAGCATGGTAAAAGACTCCTCCTCTATCGAAGGGTTCTGCGCGGGGTTCTCTGGAGAGGAAACGAGCACCGGCTGTGACTACTCCTACCTAGGATCAGTAAACTCCGACAACCAGGTCCAGAAGGCTTTCTCGCCTATCGTATCCTACAAGTTGTACAGAGCTCAGATCGCGTTTACCTCTATCAATGACTTCTCTCCCCTAACGTTCTACTACGAGAACCTGTACACACTATGAACACTTCGGCGTGGAATAGCCTCAATGGCAGGAGTCGTAATCCAGCGCTCTCACCTGGGCATATAATCGTAGAGTTTGACAGAACGAAAAAAAGTCGTATTTTTGCCCATAAGTTGGGGTCCGTGGACTTCTCAGCGCGTAGAAACATAAATGCCGAAAGGCAGTCTGTCATAAACCGCGAACTCGGTAATATAGGAATCAACGGATTTAAGTACAAGAATATCGGCCACGTGTACTCCGAGAGCGTAGTATCCGGCCCGCTGGGAACCGGAAGCACCTACCCGGTCTATTCCCACGGGGTGCCCATGGGTGGCACGGAGCATGCTGGGATGGAGAGTTGCTCAAGGCATGGGTTAAAATGCCAGGCGGGTGCCGGTACCGACTCGCTGTGCGATGCGGGCAAATGCATCATAGGTACTCTGGAGCGGGTCAACGAGGGCAAGTGGAAGTACACGTCAAAGAACACCTACGGTACCCCCTCGCTTCCTGTAGTATATTACTTACCAGCTCAGCCACTGGTAGTTCTAAAGACGATTCTCAGAGGGCACTACACCACCTACTCAGGAACAGGAGCTCCTTCGAAAGTCTCTGTGAATAAGCCCGCAAGCGCGTTCGCAAAGATCTACCTACCTCCTAGATTCTACTACTCGGAGGATTTTATAGACACCGCCATAGTAACCACGGATAAGAGACTCGAGAGCGTGACTAGAAGGCCTGTTACGACCACGGTAGGTCTTTCAGACAGAAAGGTAAGGTTCGTACAGAACACCATCATCTCAGCGTATCCTGGGACCTCCGAAGGGTACCTTAATGACCGGCTCCACGTCACGGCAACAGAGCAGGTACGGGACGCGCTATTGGAGAGCTTCTCCGATCTGGATGCTGAGTGGGCGGAGAGGTGCGCCGACATAATCAACGAGGAGTTTTCCTACAGGTTGGCTAGAGTGTACGACGGTCTGGATCTGATCTCCGTAGTCTACGATAGAGTAAAGGCTCTATTCAACAGCGTTCTGCAGGTGACCCAGAGCTCCCTGCTCTCTCCGAGTATCTCGTTTGGCAAGGAGTCTATCTCCAGGCCGGTATACTCACGGTTGCCAGGACTGGCCGAAGGTTACAGATCCGACCCGTCTTTCTCGGACATTGAGACTCCTACGCAGTGGTTGGTCAGCGGAACCGACGAGTTCCTATCGAAAAAGAAGGACTCCATAGCGTCTTTCTACGCCGACTATCTAGACCCTGATACTTGCAACCCAGCTCTCCTTGACTGGCTAGCTCAGCATGTGGGACTTTTCGGGGATCTGTGGAACGAGCTGTGGGACGATAAGGTGAAAAGAGCATTCATCAAGAACTCGTTCGGCTGGTGGGATCGGGAGAGCAGCGTGGACGTTCCGGCTCTAGGAGAGGTTCTCACGGCAAAGGGCGAAGCTCTCGAGCAGTTTCCATTCAACCAACCGGAGTGGGCACTCAATACCGAGACAACGGCGTGGGGCGGTTCCCTACTATCCTGGGACGCTTTCTCCACCTGGTCGGGTCGTAGAGACAACTTGCTTAGCATAAAACTAGATGAGATAGGGACTATCTCCGATGAGAACAACGTATTCAGGGCTAAAACATATTCCGAAACGGCGGGGTCGGTCCTTCTATTCTATACGGATATGGTCCGAGTGGACAAATCCCTGTGGAACGGTCTTATAGAGGCGAAAGGAAGTCTACTGGGCCTCGCGTTTCTCTCGTCTGTGTTCGGGTTAAAAGCGCACACTTCGGCCGAGCTGCAGGTCGTGGATCTAGAGAGGAAGATATTTAGGCCGAAGACGGGACTGAGAAACGCGGAGATCTCCGCTCCTATACTCATACCCTACAAGCAGGATGTTATACAGGTGGGAACGGTGGAAGATGCCAGAGTGGAAAACTACACGAACCAGCTCGTAGCCGGCGTGAGTAGGGTCAGTAGCGTGAGTGAGAGTCGCAACGTATTCTTTAGAGTGCCCTACTACTACAATAGGAACGGTAAGTCCTGGGACAGAGCCTCTTACATCGCGGAGACCTGGGCCCCATCCAACCTCAACGCAAGAGTACAGTACGCGTATCTCTCCGCGGATCTGTGGGCTGTGGGAGACGCGTTCTTCGAGCCCGAGGTTCTCTAGGGGGGATTCTATCTCCCAGTGGAGTAGTTGAAATCTAATTAGAGTAGGGTTTATGGGATTTTTTGACGAATTTCAGCAGATAAAGGAGTTATCATCTCGCACATCAGAAGCGATGGGCGGAGTGTACTCGGACCCATTCAATGAAGTTGCTACGATTATATCGGTATCCGACCCGAAGAAGCTCGGGAGGGTAAAGGTCGAGTATCAGGACGGCACAACTGGCGACTGGGTGTACGTGCTTGGTAGTGGTAAGGGTCTGCTAAGTGCCCAGCTCATAGGCTCCAACTGCCTCATCGGAAAGGCTCACGGAAACTCCGGGGACGCGTTTGTGCTTGGGTTCTTTAATAAGAATCCTAACGTCGCGTCTGGAGGGTCACCGGTACAGATTACGACTCTTAATGAGCAGAGCGGCGCCTATAGGTCACCTCAGTCTCCAGGCGATCAGGGGATGAGGTGTAACAAAGGAAACGCAGGCCGAATCTATCTTCTTCAGAATGAGATCAACCAGGATCTTGTTGTCTGCATGAGAAAGAATAACCCTCAGGAGGGAGGGGAGGAAGTCTGGAACTGGAAATCCCTGACTAACAGCAAGTGGGTGGAGAAGGGATTTGATCCCGGGGTCTCCAGCCCGGCCGCCACGAACTACTCCGAGAAGAAAGGCATTCCCGAGTGTAATCAGGCGCTTGACGGAGATGTTAGGGATTTTGCGGAGGATAGGAAGTTCAGAACATTCCAGATTAAATGCGGAAAGGACGAAAATGGAAGCTATAATTGGAGACCCAATGGAGCCACTCCTGTATTCACAAGGACGCTTTTGCCGGACTGCACGGAGAAAACCCACGGCATGGACGCCATCCTTGACGAGGGATTAAACTCTCAGAGGATCTCCTGCCTTAGGTACCAAGGGCAGATGAAGTGGATCAACCCGGGTAAAAGAGAGCCGGTTCAGTTTCACCGTCAGGATGCTCCCATAACAAAAGAGAAGTTCCTGGATAGTAAAAAGCCTATGGAGGGACTGGCAACGGAGAGCGGGATGAAGGCGGGTGACTCTGTAGGAAACTCAGCGGCCCAGGTGCTACAGATGGCAGCTAAGGCCATCCCAGCAGCTCTACCAACAACACCGTTGGGAGCGGCACTTAAGGCCGCTAATGCGCTCTCCGGAGCGTTTGATGGGGCTAAGCTACTCACCGATATCGCGAAGACTGTCATAGTTAATAACGGCACCCTGCCCGTAGATAGCATCGTGTCTCAGATCTCCTCAGCTCTGAGCTCCTCCGGGGTTATAGACTCAACCACGCAGGGTGTACTCACCACACTAGGAGATGTAGGAGCGCAGTTGCTCAGAGGCGTGCAGAACGACTCCGTTGGCGCGTCTCTAGAGAATATCGGTCAGACCGCGCTGAATCAGAGCATCAGAGCGCTGTCTCCGGAGGCTTCATCTGTGTACTTTGGTTACATGGCCGGTGGTATTGCCGGAGCGTTGGACACAGCATCCGCATTAAAGCTCTCCCAGTTGCCCGCCGAGATCGCTGACGTGATCAAGCCGGCTCTGTCGGTAGGGGCGGCGGTGCTAAGATCTCAACCCCAGGCAATAAACAGCATTATCGGTGGGGGTGTTGGACAGTCTGGATCCACTCCGCTCAACGAGGCGGTATCCTCGCTGGAAAAGATCATCCCAGTCACGGCCTCCGTCGCTTCGGGCATCACATCAGCGATAAACTCCGGGGATCTTGGGGAAGTGGCTTCCACCCTGGCGTCCTTCTCCAACCTGCCAGGAATAGCCAAATTCAGTGGCGGAGCGACAGACATCCCGCAACTCGCCTCCACGGCGCTACAGGCCATAGGTCTAGGCAAGCAATTCGCCGACGTACTGAAGGGTGGGATCGGCCTGGAGAGTCTGGGCTCGCTTCTCGGCTCCAATCCAGTGGCCGGACTGCTTGGTGGTCTGACGAAGGGACTGTTTGGTAAGGGAGGAGGTGGCGAATGCCCGTGTGACCCCAAGTGCCGCAAGACCGAGCATTTTGAGGATTCGGACGGCAACTCATTGTTGGAGAAGTGCGGAAACGTTGTGGCCAATAGCGCCAGCTCGTACGCGCCTGACGGTGACCCAACAAAGAACAACGAGAATATAGTAGCGAAAGTCCTGGACCTTATCCCGACGAAGCTTGGGGAGGAGCTCTGCATTCCGAACAAGTCCGATCTAACCCAGCTCATCCAGAACGTCAAAAGGCTCGGGGAGATGGCCGATAGGATCGACAGTGCCAAAAACGCCGACTGGCCAGAGCTCTGGACGGAGATGATGTACACCTTCGAGACTATAGAAAAGGCCTTTAAGCAGACCGACAATAACATCACAAAAGTGGAGTCGGTGGAGAGGAAGCTCATAGACGCGCAGTACCGGCTCATTAACAAGATGCTAGACGGGCCGGAGTCATTTTTCTCCAAAACGCTCGTCAGCATCATAACTACGTCTAAAGCTATTAAGGATGTTTACGCTTACGTTAATAAACTCGATGCGGTGAAGAAGGGCGGTAGTGCTAAAGTCGCAGTTACTGACAGCCTAGCTGGGGTGTTCAAAAACATAACCAACATAGCCGCTTTGAATAGCCTCTCTAAAAAGGAGGCAACATTTATCACGAGTCAGTTTCTAAAAACCGCGGATAAGGAGTGGAAGGAACTAGAGCCCGGAGGAGGACTGGTCGATCTGACAAAGTTTGTTCTCGGGATCGTTCCAGTAGATCTTCCCAACGTCTTCGATAAGTGCCTTACCAAGCGTGATAAGAAAAAAGCTCTTAATGACTCGCTCCAATCTAGGATAAATTCTCCCACGCCACCCGTCCCGGAGTCTCTATTCGCCGCTAAGCTACCGTCGTCGGTATTAGACCAAGCTCCTACGACCCCTTCGATCTCCTCACTACTAGACCAGATTACTTATGAACAAGGCAGAAGTCAAAGCGGAGAAGCAAACTGTTAAGGAGATGGAGGGAGACATCAAGTCTCTATCCGCCTCCGATAAACAGGAACTGCTAAGGCTGAAATGCCGTACCGATTTTCTCACTTACGCTAGGTATATTACCAGTGAGGTTCCGATCGCGGGTAAGTTCACTCCTTTCAAGGTGCACAACGTTATCGGCGACTTTCTCCAGAAGATCGGAGACGGAGAGGAGGAGGAGTACAAGCAGAGCGCCATCTCCCTTCCTCCACGTACTGGAAAGTCCCTGCTCATCTCCAAGATCTTTCCGTCCTGGCAGATGGGCAGGAGTCCCACAGCCCAGTTTATTATGAGCTCGTACGCCCTCCAGCTCACTAGCGAGAACTCCAGGGCGGTTATCGAGTACATCTCTCACGAGCAGTTTAAGTGGCTCTTTCCAGAATGCGAGACAGACCGGGACAAATGCAACCTCAGCGCGATACGTAATAACAATGGCGGGCTTATTAAGATCGCTTCGGCTGGCGGTAGCGTTACTGGTTTTGGTTTTGGCGTTATTAGTGACGACGAGTTACCTGGTGTGGGCCTTCTGGACGACCTTCTAGCGGATGGTAACTCCGCCACGGTTATGGAATCGACCTTCTCGTGGACTCAGGCTCAGTTCCTGACGCGTGGACTACCTAACCACGCTATCATCTCCATGGGCACTAGGTTCCACGTCGACGATGTGATCGGCAGGCTTCTCAAGGCCGACCCAGAGGGCTGGAAGGAGCTTAACGTACCCGCCCTGTGCATTGACGAGGAGAACGACGTGCTTGGTAGAAAGCTCGGAGAGTCGCACTGGCCCGAGTTCTTCCCGGTAAAAAACCTGGAGTCTATTCGCAAATCCATCGGAGACAAGGATTTTAACTCCCTATATCAGGGCCGCCCAGCTGGTGAGCAGGGTGCCATCTTTAAGGAGACTTGGTTTGATTACCACACCAGGAATCTGAGCAAGTACGGATTTATATACGCTACGATCGATACCGCGTACAAGGCGGAGAGAATGAACGACTACACGGCCATATGTATCTGGGGGTACGATAGGGGCAACTCCAAACTCCACCTGATTCATTACATCCTGGATAGGTTGGAGTTTCCGGACCTTGAGAAGATCTTTCCGCAGCTTATCAAGCAGTGGAAGATACGATGCATCTACATCGAGGGCAGGGCACAAGGTGTCCCGCTCATCCAAACGCTTAAGCGCACCGTCAACATCTCCATTAAGGAGCTGGTTCCGAACAAGGATAAGGTGCTCAGGGCTAACGCGATCGCGCCCCTGGTAGAGGACGGGGTCGTGTCCCTGTACGAGAACCTTCCCTTCCTCGCCGAACGCGTCTCCGAACTCACATCCTTCCCCTTTATCAAAAACGACGACTTTGTCGACGCGTTCGTGTACGGAGTCACGGTGTACAGGGACGAGATGATGGGAGGAAGGACTGTTCACGGAGGCGATAGGGGAAGATTGCCACGCTTAGTCCACGACCCCAACTTCAACGGAGGGAGCCGGCGCAGATCGAGCGATATTGGACTTATAGGAGCGAACCGAGGTAGCTCGTCGTCCACAACTAAGTACCTGTAACGCATGTTTATATGGTATAATACATAACGTATTACTTGCAAGGATACAAAAAGCCATGACAGATCAACAATTCAAATACAAAGTTGTCTTTTTTCACCAGCCTGGGTGCGTTGCTTGCAACGCTATGAAACCCGTCTGGGCGGAGACGGCCAACGAACTCGCCGAGGAGTACCCGCACTACACGATCGGGTTCGGGGAGTGGGATGTTACCGACGATGAGTGGGTGTTCTGTGACCAGATCGAGTGTGATGGGACGCCGAACTTTGCCGTGTTTGACAGCGAGGCGGAGCTACTAGGCATAAATACCGACGGGATTCTCGCCAAGACCCAACTCAAGGACTTCATCATCGGATCCATAGAGAAATCTAACTAATGAACGTAAACTTTACCGCAAATCCGCGTCGCGCTTCGATTAGGGAGACCGAGCGAGACCGCCTGATCATCTCTCAGATGTGGAAGGCCAATCAGGCAGCTAGGAAGATCTCCAGTTTTACAGGGTTGCCTTACGAGGAGCTTAGGGACGCTGCGCTGGAGTATATTGTACGTATCTACGATTCGTGGGACCAGAGTAAGGGCGCTAACTTCTCCACTTGGGTGAATAGATGCCTGCAGTTTCATATGCTTAACTACCTCCGCGATAACAGTCGCCTGGTTAAGATTCCCCGCTCGTACTCCGACCTCTACCTGAAGATTCGCAAGTACCTCATCGCCGATCCAGACGTCACCGATGACACTATCGCGGAGAAGATCCAGATCTCAGTGAAAAAAGTCCGGGCGGTTCGCCAGGCTTTTGCCATGAGTTTCTCGCAGATCACGGAGTACTCTAACATCGTGGAGCCGAAGTACGAGTCTGAGCTCAGTATGGAGGATCTGATGGTCTCGCATAACGAGCTCCTGCACAAGATCACGGACCTTGAACTAGCCGACGAAGCCTTTCTCACAGACTACCTTGTGAAGAAAAGAAGCGTCTCCACCCTGGTTCGTAAGAACCCACACCTACGCAACGCTGAGGACATCAAGCGTTACTCCGAGCAACTGATAGAGTTTATCTTATGCGACGCACAGTATCCGTCCAAGGAACTGCCTACACCAAAAGCGGCTTCGAAAAAAAGTGGGGTGAAGTAGCCTCAGGGACGGAGTGTAATTACTTCGTCAGAGGCACAGACGAGGAGTTCCTTAACGAGGTTATGGAACTCATCCCCCGCTGGAAGGCCATAAAGGATCGTGGTGCTGTCAGGTACAAGATCCGCAATAAGAAGTTCCAGGGGAGAGCTGTGCGAGGTATCGTGATGATAACTCCGAGGTCTAAGCGGGAGGTGTGGTTGGGGAAGGGCAAGGTCGCGGAGGAGCTCTTCCCCAGAGCGGTGGAGGTGCCGGAGTACAAGCAGAACAAGAAGGATGCCCTGGTGGCCATGAGGCAGATCATCGATCCACAGATCAAGACGTTCCGTCTCAGTGTACTTCGCCAGCTCAAAAAGAAACCGCTAAAATGCCCTATTAGTGGGGACTTCATCGAGGCGGCTATGTTCCACATCGATCACAAGTACCCGTTCAAGAACATGGTGCAGGAGTGGTGCAGGGACGAAAAGGTGGATTTGGAAAGTATCCAGGTGCACTGTAGAGGCACCAAGTGTTACTTCAGGGACACCGATCTTGCCGAGAGATGGTTCGATTACCACATGATCAACGCCCAACTCCAAGTGCTGAGCGTTAAAGCCAACCTAGAGAAGGGGTCTAAGTACTACGGTTAGCGCTTGCGCTTACGTTTGCCCTTGGGCCGTGCTGGAGCGCTTGTAGCAAACCCACTCCCTGCGGATTTCTCCTGCTTCTCTGACACCTGATCGCCCACTCCGGAGAAGTTGAGGTTGGCCATGTCGGAACTCAGATCGACGTTATCGAACATCACATCGAAGATCTCCAGCGCCGCGTCGGCGAGCATATTCTCCAGCCCATCGGTGGTTTTTTGCCCAGTCAGCCAGGGCTTTCTCCTATCCACCCCACTAGCATAGCCCATGCGGTTGAGGACCTCGTAGATGCCCTGGGACTTGCGATTAACGTAGTGCCCGGCGTACAGCCTACCTGAGATAATCCGTACGCCCTCCTCCTTGTACCTACGCTGCAGAAACTGGATCACGGCGCCGTTGGGATTCTGAGCCTCAATATACCCCTCGAGTTCCTTGACGGCGCTCTCGGCCCGCATGATGAGCGCTTCGCCAGGCTTCCCCTTATACTCTATGTCAACCGTCGCCGCTTCCAGCGCTCTTATGTACTGGGAGAAGTTGTGCTCCGCTTCCTCAGCGTATTTCTCCGCGACGTGGGAAAGCATTGCCTTGCGCATTCCCTCCATCTGCGACTGAGCAATGCGACGCTGGGCTACATTAATGACCTCCTTCTTGGTGCTGGATAGTACCGCGCCCATGATAGCGCTGGCTAGGGCCTTGTATATCATGAGCAGGTAATTTGCTTCACGATCTGCTCGGCAAATTGCTGTCTTTTAGCGATTCCTCCACTTGCCACCTCGTACTTACGTCTCCAGATCTCAGCGGCGGCTGACGCCGTTCTTGATGAATTCATGCCCTCCACCAATCCACCACCTCGCTGCTTTATCTCCTGTACGACAAACTCGAGCTGGCACTGCAGAGTACTTGTCTGCCCGCACTTCGCAATGGCTTGAGTTTTGCGAGAGCCACCCCACTGTACCAGTCCGTAGCACTTCTCGGGTACTCCGGAGTCCGTTACGCAAGTAACTCCTTGGATAGAAGTATTATGAATGTTGGGGTTAAATTGGCTTTCCTCTTGTATGTTTCCTAGTGCTCCGGCAAAAGCGTTAGGAGTTTTGAGGCCGGCGGAGTAGAGCGCGTTTATAATGGCATCTTTTGTGGCATCTCCGGTCTTGCAATTAGCCGCGGGGTACGAACCCTTAGTATCCGTGGCTCCAGGATCTGTGGAGTTGGAACCCTGACTGAGAGCGGCGCTTAGTTGCTGGGATTCTGGGCAATTCACCTCGGTAGAGTCCTTGCCATCCTCGGTCTTCCAACTCAGTCCTCCCAGGGACCTTATGTAATCGTAGTAGTTGCTCGTCATCTTTATATCACCAGCGCCCTGAAGACCTTTTAGGTAGTTATCGAATGTAGGCACGGTGATTGTCGTGGAGCCCCAGGCGCTTACACCCTCGATCTGGACTCTGAGGTTGCCATCTCTCCACTTATAGTCGCACTCATTAACAAACCAGTTCTTGAATCGCCCGGCAATCCAGACTCCAGGGTCAGTGGTTGTAGGCCTTCCCTCCTCCACCCACGAGTCGTAGTTGGTGATAAATGAGAGGATAGTGCGGCCAGGGATGATCCTCAGAGCCCTTGGCACTCCGTTGAAGCTGGTCTCCACATTAAGGCCGTTGGCTGTTGGGGAGCCCTGAATGGTCGGGTTGTTCTTACCTCCTCCGGAGGATGTGGTGAGGCCCGCGATGTTGGGTGGTATACTCTCTGCCTTTAAATGAGCAAGACGTATAACCACTCCCTCTGGAGTACTAATTAGTATGCTATTACCGAACCCACCACCGCAACCCTCGTCGCCGTTTGTGCAATTCGTGCTTCCTACACTCTTTACCGAGGCACCTCCAATTAAGTATATAGGAG